CTCAAGTTTGACATAATGAAACAGTTGGAAGGTATTGAGAGAAACGATAGGGTGATGATTATCATTGATTCTATTGGTAACCTCGCATCAAAGAAAGAAATTGATGATGCACTTGAAGGCAAATCTGTTGCTGACATGAGCCGAGCGAAACAAGTTAAGAGTTTGTTCCGTATGGTTACACCTCACTTGAATCTAAAAGATATTCCAATGGTTGTTGTTAATCACACATACATGGAAATTGGAATGTTCCCGAAAGCAATTGTTGGTGGCGGCACTGGTTCATACTACTCCGCTGATAATATTTTCATCATCGGTCGCCAACAAGAAAAAGATGGCACAGAAATTACTGGCTACAATTTCATTATCAACGTTGAGAAATCACGGTATGTTAAAGAGAAGTCTAAGATTCCTGTTAGCGTATCTTATGATGGCGGTATTAACAAGTGGTCTGGTTTAATTGATATTGCTCTTGAATCTGGGCATGTTATTAAACCAACCAATGGATGGTACTGCAAAGTTGATAAAGAAACTGGTGAAACTAGCGACAAGAAACGCCTTGCTGATACCATGAATGAAGAATTTTGGGGTGAAATTTTAGCGAATGAAGACTTCAAAGATTTTGTGAGGAAGAAATATGAAATCTCTTACGGAAACATTATGGGGCAAAATGATGTTTTGGAAGAAACCGAAGAAGTTTAAAGAGTCTGTAGATTTTAAACTTCACGACTTTGAAGATACAGATTTAACTGGCATAGAAATCCTCCGGGGTGACTATGCTGGTGTTGTATACTATTATACCTACGCATCTGTAACAGAGGAACTTAACATGGCTAAACTTAAGTTTGGTTACCATGTGGTTAATTTGATGAAATATGACAAGGATGCATTGACAGAAGATGCAACTTTTGTTACAATGTTAGGTGACATACTAACAGAATTAATTTTAACGGAAAAACAAATTGAACCGACTAGAAAAATCTATTCTGAAGAATCTGATATATAATGATGAATATGCTCGTAAGGTATTGCCATTCATTCAAACAGAATATTTTTCGGACAACAATGAACGAACCATCTACAGCGAAATAAAAGAGTTTGTAGAGAAGTACAAAAATCTGCCAACTTATGAAGCACTGGTAATTAACTTTACCGAAAGTAAGAAACTCACAGAAGAACAGGTTAGAGGTTCTATTGAAATTCTCAATGACATTAAAGCAAACAAAGATGATCCAACAGACATTCAATGGTTGACTGAACACACGGAAAAGTTTTGCCAAGATAAAGCATTGTATAATGCAATCATGGAATCAGTTACAATTCTGGATGATAAGTTTGGTACCAAAGCAAAAGGTGAAATCCCAAAGATTCTTTCTGACGCTCTTGGGGTTTCATTTGATAGAAATGTTGGTCATGATTACATAAATGATTATGAAGAACGATTTGAATTCTACCATCGCAAAGAAGAACGAGTCCCCTTTGATTTGGATTTCTTTAACAAAATTACAAAAGGTGGTCTACCTAACAAGACGCTTAATATCGCTCTTGCCGGAACTGGCGTGGGAAAAAGTTTGTTCATGTGCCACATGGCTTCGGGCTGTATATCACAAGGCTATGATGTACTCTACATTACGATGGAGATGGCTGAGGAAAAGATTGCGGAACGTATTGATGCGAACCTATTGAACATCAAACTTGATGACTTGCATTTGATAAGCAAAGAAGATTATGAAAGAAGATTTCAAGGTGTAAAAAACAAAACACAAGGTAAACTAATCATCAAAGAATATCCAACTGCAAGTGCCAGTTCTATGCACTTCAGGTCTTTGTTGAATGAATTGCAATTGAAAAAGAGTTTTCGCCCAAAGATTATCTTCATTGACTATCTGAATATCTGTTCTTCATCTAGGTTGAAACAAGGTGCGAATGTAAATTCATACACTTATGTTAAAGCTATTGCAGAAGAATTGCGTGGTCTTGCTGTAGAATTTAATGTGCCAGTTGTTTCAGCTACACAAACTACAAGGTCTGGTTTCAGTAATTCCGATGTTGACTTGACTGATACCTCAGAATCTTTTGGTTTGCCAGCGACTGCTGACTTTATGTTTGCGTTAATCAACACGGAAGAATTGGAACAACTGAATCAAATCATGGTGAAACAGTTGAAAAATCGCTATAATGATCCTAGTTCAAACAAGAAGTTTGTTATTGGTGTTGATAGGGCTAAAATGAAACTGTATGATGTTGAAGATTCAGCGCAGTCTATAGTTGATTCTGGTCAGATTCCAGATGATAAGCCACTGAATACTTTTGGTAATCGTGAGAGAAAGTTCAATTCCAAGTTTGAAGGTGTGCGTGTATAAATACTCTATAAACAGGAGTACAAATGGCAGGCGCATCCGCAGAACGACAAGAATCAGGTGTTGTTAAGAAAATTAACGATGCTTTTAAGAAAAATAAGAAAAATCCAATAACTGTTGTCGCCGGCAAAACTGTATTAGCTGGAGTAGTCGGGGCAGAAAAATATACTGGCAGACAAGCTGGTGGATCTGAACCATATACTGATGTGGTAATATTTCTTACTAGAAAAGGTAAAGAGGTCACAGCGAATTGTTCCCTAAAAGGTGAGTCTGCTCCATCTCTAGCTGGAGGTGGACTTAAAGGTCTAGAACTTGCAGTGCCTGGTATTGCTAAAAAATTTATGCAAGCCGCTTTTAAGGACTTAACTACAAAAAAGAAGTTGAAGCCTGGCGATAAAGTTCCTGATGTATTTGGCAAAATATCATCAAAGGATAAATTAAAGATTGTTATAGGTAACAAAGCAATGGGTGGACCAATTGATTTTATGTATATTGGTCCCATGGATGTTTCTGGAACATATGATGAAAAAAAGAATATTTTGAAATTGAATGGTGCATTAACAATGGCTGATGAATATGCTAAAACGCATGATTTATATTTTAGATTAAGAGCAAGACGGGAAGACCAGAGATTTGATCCTGATGCTAAAGATGCCGATGGTACGCCAAAAATATATGGTAAATCACCATCAAGAGGCGATAGTGCTGGTCGTATTGTTGTAACTGATAAAGTTCCTGCCACTGGCGTAATAGTAACACTATGAAATTCACAGAATTCCTAACAGAAGGCGTAAAGAAAGAAGGCGCCAATCTTCATCTTGAACACATTGAGGATGAAGTATTAAATCGTGGTGTTGCTGGCGCAAGAGATGCGATTGCATTCCTTCGTTCCTTGCGTGATATGCTTGCTGGTCACGCAGAATCAAAAGTAAACATAACTACAAAATGGGATGGTGCACCAGCTGTGTTTGCTGGTATCAATCCAGACAATGGCAAATTCTTTGTTGGCACTAAAGGCGTCTTCAACGTAAATCCAAAACTGAATTACACAGATGCTGATATTGACAACAATCATCCATCAGAAGGATTGAATGCTAAACTAAAAGTAGCATTGCGTTATTTACCAAAACTAGGAATCACTGGCGTTCTTCAAGGCGATATGATGTTTGCTAAAGGTGATTTGAAGAAGCAAAGTATTGAAGGTGAATCATATGTCACATTCCAACCAAACACAATCGTATATGCTGTGCCAAGTACCAGCGCATTAGCAAGAAGTATGCTATCTGCTCAAATGGGTATTGTATTTCATACTTCATACACGGGTAAAACTTTTAATGATATGAAAGCATCCTTTAACATTGATATCAATCACTTGAAGACAACCAAAGATGTTTGGTTCCGTGATGCATACTTTGTTGATGCATCTGGTACTGCATCGTTTACCGAACAAGAAACTAAAGATGTTACATACTTGTTATCTCAAGCTGGTACGATATTTCAGAAACTAAACTCAATGACATTGAATAGAATTTCTGCATCTGAGAATCTTCTTGTTCAAATTAAGACTTTCAACAATACAAAAGTGCGTGAAGGTCAAGCAATCAAAGATACATACAAACATACACAAGAATTGATTAAGTGGGTTGAAGCTAAACTTAACAAAGAAATTCTTGATGCTAAAAAAGAAGAAACAAAACTGAAACGCCAAGCGGAGAAGAATGAGATTATGCGGTTCTATCGCAACAATGCAAGCGAATTGAAAAATATATTTGACTTAATGAACATGCTTGTAGATTCAAAGAACATGATTGTGAAGAAGTTGCAAGGTATGAAACAAGTTACCAATACTTTCTTACGCACAGATGATGGTTTTAAGATTACAAATCCAGAAGGCTTTGTAGCTGTAGATAAATTAAAAGGCAATGCAGTTAAGTTGATTGATAGACTAGAGTTTGCACACGCTAACTTTAATGCCGCAAAAAATTGGAGCAAGTAATGAACAATTTCAAAGAACAAGCGAAAATAAATGAAGCATCTTATGCTGGTAACATTGGCATCATGGAGTTAATTAAGTTCAAACAAAAAGCAACTCCAGAGCAAAAGAAAAAGTTTGATGAATACCTTGCCCAA